ATGCATAGGGGGGGTACGATTCGCGAGACCCCCCTCCCCCTTTTAAAGAAGGAAAGGGACCCCGACGAACCGTCGTGTCCACTCACGAACTAAGAAATGTCTCTCGAAACTTTTCGATAAACACCTAAGACATTCTCTTTAACTATCTCATCAATAGCTAATTCATTAGCAAGTTCTTGATCAGCATCAGATAGTTGGTCTGAGTCACGGACAATGCGAGCTAAGAACGATGCGGTATGGTATCCAAACGACACGTCGAATGTGTACCAGGCATCATAATCATCGAAAGGATCGAAAGGATTATCAACTGTAGTTAGCCTTGAACGTTGCACCTTGATCCTTTCTTGTTAGCTCACAGTTGCAGTATCGAGGGTACTAAGAGACACACCAAGAGCAGACGCAACCTCAGACCTGGTGTACCCAGATGCAAGCATTGACTTAGCTCTACTAGTCTTGGAGGGATTCATTAGCTTGGCTTCCTTAGGGGTAGCCAGGTCTCGCACTGCGTCCATGTCGGCGTTGTTTAGAATGTCATTAAGCTTCGAGGAACTAATGGCGTTAGCTTGGATAGCTTCCCATTCTGTGGGATCTATCTTGATTTTCTGCTTGCCAGCACCAGTACGAATGCGCGCTTCAGTGAGGGCCTGGAACTTTATCTTCTTGAGAGTCTCACGTTCCATGTTAGGATTGTAATCTCTCTTGGCCTTCACTACGGCATTGGCTATGAGCTGGGCTTGCCTTTCGAGGGGGCGGTTTCGAACAGCGATGGCCAGCTTTGCATTGAGCGAAGCTACTTGTGCAGAGTACGTGCTTCTAGCAGAGGGTGACTGGCGAGGAGTGGGGGTTCTTAAAGCATCTAGCCTAGCCTGGTTGGCCATGGCCTTGAGCTTGTTAGAATGGTCCGCATAGATGCGCTCAACAGGGGTACCTGATGATAGGGTATGCGCATCCTTTGTCTCTGCTAGCTTGGTACTACGAGTGGTTATGGGTGTGCCTGACCTGAAGTTAACACGATTGGTGGGCTCAAACCTAAGCTCACCAGTCTCCTTATCAACAGGGCCACCCTTACCAACAGTACGAGGCTTTCTCTCTGGGACATCGGTTCTTGACTTAGCCCTAGAGATTAGAGTAGAAGCACCACCCTTTTGGTACTTCTCTTTCAGCTGCTTGATACCGTTATCATTATAGGATTGCTTGTAGTTCAACCCATGCTTCTCTGCATCAATGACAACCATCGAATGCTTAACTGCACGGGCAAGCTCAGAAGGAGGGGCCTGACGAAGAGACATGTCCGTGATAAGGTTAGAAACCTTACCCATCTCTGTCTGAGTATTCGTCATCTTCTTCATACCCTCATAGCCAGGATACGAAGACCTAGGATCAAACCCCTTTAGGTCAGCCAGGGCAGGGTCAGACCGAACTCGTCTTTGATTATTAGGGATAACGAGTACTGTGTCTCCATCAAAATCAGCGCCAGACAGACGCTCTGCAACGCTATGATGAATGCCAATAGCATCACGAGAATTTCCGAGAAGCTTTCTTCCTTCTGGGTTCCGGTTGTTGACGACGAGTTCTGGGATTTCAAAAGGACCACCATGAGGGTGACGAATCAATACGACTCTAGCACCATTGGCATAATTAGGTGCATAGATTTGAGTAGGTTCGATCTTGGAGATCGGAAGGATTACGTGTGTTGCCTGTTGTGGTAGCGCGGCAGCCTTAAGTTGAATGGATGCAGAATCGGTACCTGCAGCGAAGTCCTCGAGCAAACGCTTACGAACCACCGGGTTAGTCAGTGATTTGATTTCGTTGTACTGAGAAGTACGCTGATCCAGAGTCAGATCAAGCTGAGATCTGATTAGCGCAGGACTTTGCTTGGACAGCATCTGTGAAGAAAGCGTCTTGCTCCATTGCTCCCAGTTACCCTCTTCATAAACAATGTTCATGGCAGAGGTAACCTTACTCTTCGGTGTTCCCATGTTATCGCCAATCTGACGAACAATGGTTCCGAAAGGAAGGTCTGGATTCTCTAGATCCAACTTCTTCAGTGCATCAAGCTTATTACCGGTGTCTGACTTGTTGGTGTTGAATTGAAGATCTACACCATCAGGGAGGTCATCCTTGTACAGGGCCATGCCCTTGATGTAGTGCTTGCCACCAACCTTCACGCGGACCTGTGCATACTTTGCCCCACCAAGAGAGACGTCTTTTACCCCTGGTCGAACAAAGACTACACCGTCTGCTTGGTCTCCACCATCTTCTTTGTACTTGATGTCGAGCCGCTTCGCACTGATGCTGATAGGATCCAAGGCCTTTCCGTAGGATCGTCCACCATCCTCAGAGAAGCTTCCAATGAGTCGAATCTTATCGCGGTTGAGGAACACATCCTTCTGAGTAGTTCCTGGGGGAGCAAGGACCTTGACTGTTGTCTCGAGGCCTGTGCCGACCTGCGTGAACTTGACAGTGTGGTATTCATAGCCTTCCTCACGCAGCATAGATACGGCCGTTGCCAAGCGCGTGGCAGAGACACCGTTACGACCAGCAACATTAATATAGCTTTCGGTGCCTGTGCCGACGTCGATGTAGCCCTTCTCTGCTACTTCAGCCTTGAGCATGTCCGCCGTACTCTGAAGGATGTCGGACTTATCCTTGGCCCCAGGAGCAAGGAGAGACCTTACGGTCGATTCATTCTTACCCATGCGTTCGCCAATCGCAACGTTGGAATAGCCCTTGTCTTTCAACCGCTGAGCCATAGCGATATCGGATTGACGCTGTTCGTTCCTGGCGATGGATCTGGTAGCGCGGAGCTCCGACACTGACACATCGAATCCTTGAGCGATCTGAGATTCAGTCAAGCCCTTGCTCTTCAGATCTGCCACGTAATCAAGGAATTGCTTATTTCGAATGTTCTCTGTCTTACCAGAGCCCCACGGATACCTGCCTGACCGACGAAGAATACCAAAATGGAGTAGGTCTCCTTCTTCGATTATCACGAGCACTACCCCCTAGTATCGATCGGAAGCTTTAAGTTCTTCTACTTGCTGATCAAATATAACAATCTTGTCCATGATCTCCATTATCGCCTCGACATGAGGAATGTGAATTTTAACCTCTTCCCGTTGATAGATACGAAGCTCTATCTCGATGGGCGCTGGATCGATGCTATATTCCAAACAGAATATAGATGCATAGATCTCGAGCTGACTGAAGGATGTGGCTACGATACCCGTCTTGAGATCATGGATTCGGAGTTTACCACGTCGGAATGAAATTGTGTCTGCGCAACCGAAACAATTGTCGGAGTAATACAGCGGTTGCTCACACTGCATCTTGTATCCGAGAGCGTCTTTAACATATGTGGACATCGATTTGTTCGCTCTTGACAACTGAACACCAAGTCGAATTGCTTCGTGGGCGAGGGCGTGAAGATCAGTCCCTCTACGAGCTGATTGGTGCGATGCATACCGAGCCTCAAGTTTCTGGTCTGTATAATTAAGCCAGTGGTAACTACTAGGGCTTAGAAACGCGTGCCTACCCTGGAGATCCGAATGACGATTGAAGCGCATCTAGAACTTCCTCCTCATTATCCGGATTAATGAACGCCGCGAAGGACATCTCATTGAACTTCTCAACGAAATACGGCTGGTTAGGACGAGTAGGCGCAGAAGCTCTTGGCTTGACCTCGAGCATGGCCCACTTATCCCCATAAAGGATGATCAGATCGGGGATACCCTGTATGAAAGACGGGTCGTTCTTCAGGATCACACAACCAGGAAAGCGATCTCTGAGGCGCTTAATGAGATCTAACTGATATATAGATTCTCGCATCAGCATTCCCTCAGTTCCAAGATAGGGGGCTTTTCCTGATTCTCATAGACATCCATATAATCATCGAACGTCTCAGGGGAAGCACCCGAAACCACAGCCAACGCTGCGCCAATGGCGGTAGCATTGAAATCCAGCGACAAAGCAATTTGCACGCGGAGGTCATTACCCCGTTCACATGCGGCTTGCTTTTCATCCATGTAATAGGTCACACCCAAGCCCAGCATGATCGCTACTACCGCGATCAGAACATACTGAATAACTGTGTTAATACGATTCCATTTGATCTGTGCCGTTGCCGTGTTAAACGACTCTGTTGCTGTAGTAAACGACTTACGAGTCTCAACGAGCTCCGTAAGAAGTTTCTCAGCCAGTTCGTCGTTCATCCAAGTGCTCCTTAGCTTCCGTGGCTTGTTCCTCCACAATGTCCAGTAAGCCCGTTAGCCTGCTGACCGCTTCCTCGACTTGCGTGCGAGCTAGCCTAACTTTTCGGTCTGATTCTTTTTGATTCCGACTTCTAAGAGGCATCATCGACCTCCGACACGATGATTGTCGCCGCCGTGTTTGAGGACAAATAAGACTTCATCAAAAACTTTGTTGTTATCTTTCAGAGCCTGAACAAGTTCCCGGTCTACCTCTTGCCTACTCTCCAGGAATTCGGAGTTTCTAACAATGGCAGGAAGTACCTTGGTGAACACATCCTGGATCATGGCATCGCGGTCGGAGATGGCTTTGTCTCTATCGCGCAAAACGATGTTGAACATCTTGTACGCAAAGTAACCCAAAGCCACAACTATGACGCCAAGAGGACCGTATCCATACATCACTTCTTCAGGAGGGATGGCTGCGAAAATGAAATGCATTGTACGGTTCCCCGCTCGGAAGGAATTTACACTCTCCCTTCATTATACAACATGTACGAGGCGCGTGGTTGTATATTATCAACTAAATCTAAAGAGTGCGCCCGTTGGGAATACTCTTTCTCGATTCAACATCCCCAACCTTATATGTCTTACCAAGCTGCCGGTTTCCATAGCCGCAGAGAAGATATCTTCGTATGTTATGCCTTGGGCGTCATCAACCACAGGACCGGCATACCACCAATCTTCTATTTGATCGAACTGTTTCTGATAAGCAAGGGCGAACCAACGCGGGCGCCAAGCAAGATTACTTGTGTGGAGATTTCCTCGGTCACCGTCTAGAAGAATGGGTGTGTCGAAGATCTCTGTCTCTCCGTCTACGAAAGCGCGGGCGACAAGAACCTTGACCGAACGTCGATACTGACGGCCGTTCCTCATTAACCCAACCGTGTGTTCTCCGTGCGCGGTGCGAGAGTGTGTCATGATCTGTCCGTATGAATTAGTCACAGTGCCATAGTTGCTAATGGTATAGCTAGGGAACTCCTCAAGTATCCCGTGAAACTCATTATCGGCCATTTTTACCCCTTCCCGGCACTTAGGCGCTTTTTACCCCCATAAAAACTTTTCTATGAAAACTCACCTTGTATATGAACTATACGTAATATGTAACAATCTATATACAACCTATTTTTCTATATACTTTAAGAGGTATATAAATGCCTATATGTACAAAAAAGCTTATTTCCCCAGGTCAGAGCCCGGCACATCACCGGCAAACCCCCCGGCACTTTTATTTAAAGTGCCGGATAAGTGCCAGAAAACCCACTTTTCTCCCATTCTTGAAGCCCAACCCGCTCATTAAAGGATTTCTTCCCGGCAAGTACTAACCTAAGTGCCGAGTCGATATAGGCCCCACTTTGGAGCGCGTAGTAGTACAAAACCGTGTATGGGGAGTTCAATCTGTCGATTCGTCCTTGCGCTTGGGCAAAGTTTTTGTACGAATATGTGAGCGAATAGAAGGCCATAGCGTCAGTGCTTATGCAATTCCAGCCTTCAGACCCAGCAGTATACTGCACAAGATATACCCAGCTGTCCGAAGTAGGAACCTCGTCGTGCTTATGACCGTTCCACTCAAACACTTCATGCCGATCTCCCAACTCTCTCAGTATCTCCAACTCATAATCGAAGTTGTAGAAGACTATCAATCTCTGGTGGAATTTGAGTAGTCCGCGAATCGTATTGCAGCGCGATCCATGACTGTTGACAACCATACGAGTAAGGCGCCACAGCTCCGCAACATCTTTGATAGGACGATTCTCCACATGGTTCCATCTCTCTACTTGTAGCTTCTTCACAAGCGCCTTGTCGTATCCCACCTCAAGGTAGTTCACCATACGCTCGGTGTGTTTGAGGTATGGCATCTCAACCAAGATCTCATTACGATAGCGATCTAACACATCCTCCCCAATATACCCAATGATCTTAGGGAACTTGATGTAAGGCGCGTAGATCACATGACGACGCTTGAACTCGGTCATGTTCTTGTACCAACCGTTGGCTATGAAGACTGGCGCGTAATCAAGCCACGCATCTCCAGGAGTTGCACTAAGCATAATCCACTTGTTTCGCGCAGCAATTCGGAGGAATGACTTAACCCAAGCGCCATGTCCGACAAGTCTTTGTTCGTCAAAGATGAAGAAAGCTCCTTCAATATCGAGGTAGCTTCCAATGTTGTTCCACGAATCAATCCTAAGCACGCCACCAACCGTGCTATCTGTCGACGTTCCAATTCCGAAATGAGCAGCTTCTCCGAGCCACTCAAGGCTATCTCTCTTCTTTGCTGTGGTGATGACATAGATGTCCTTTGGGTTCTCCCGCTTCATGTAGTAAGCCATGGCCGTAGCCGACTTACCACTCCCAACACCCCCGTAAAGGATTCTACCATTATCCAGATTATCGAGTGCATCTTTCTGATGCGACATCAACTCGAGCATTAGTTCTCCATTCCAAGATTACTCCGTCCCCAAGGTCGAGCTTCTCCTCTTCGTAGTTCTCCCAGATCGCTAGCAGTGTATCCACCGAGAACCATCCACCCATCTTCCACGAGATGGTCACCAGCAGATGAACCTTAGGGATCAAGGTCTCGTCGTAGTCGCGGAAGCGATCGTTACGACCGATCCAACGACTACGCGTCATGACAATCCCGACACGGTTCCAATAGTGAATTTGCTTAGGACTCGCACCTGTCTTCTTGCAGAACTCGGCTAGTTGCATGATAAGTCTCCTCTATGTTAACGCAAAAAGAAAGCCCCGGTTAAAGGGCCTTCTCTTTTACTCAGGTCACCAGGGACCAGGCTCCTCGCACCAGACGATCCCGCCAGGGTTGCACTTCTGCCGGCCCCAAGGCATGTAGCTGAAGTTGCTGCCCGGGGGCTGAACGATCACCCAGTACTGGAAGCTGACGCCGAAGAAGTCCTCGCGGCAGTAGTAGCCGATCTGACCGGGCCACAGGCCGTAGACCTTGGAGTGGATCACGGTCATGTTGACGTTCGACCGATGGGCCGAGCAGTACCAGTACGAGTAGTTGTCCTGGTTGTGCGCGCTGGCGGGAGGTGCATCAGCAACCTCCACAACCGCGACCGCCCCGAACAGGCCGACCACGATAGCCACAGCAGCAACCAGCCGCATGATTCGCTTCATGTTTACTCTCTTCTGTTGGAGACCTTAGGTAGGGGAGGGCAGGCCAAGTTCGGCGGACTCGACCGACCCTCCCCGAGGTGATGGCGTGCAGGCTGAGGTTTAACTCCCTACATTTAATCTCTCAACTATAGAAGAACCTGCATACCTGACACATCGCGTTATGGATTCCACCCATAACAAGGAAGCTAAGATTGGAACGGTCTTAACCCCTCTTCCCTTAACTCGACCAGAGGCCCAGTTAAGATCATGAACGATGCCGGTTTTTTGTCCCTCTCTCACACGTGCAGCGCTATGCGCATGAGAGTTTCGGAGTACCTTCTCCGCTTACCCAGGTGGTCTGACGTCCTTAAGCCACTGCCGACGTTTTTATGTCCGTGGTACTGGATACAGACTGTAGAACTACAAGGGACTCGCTCGATGTGGAGCCCTCGCCTCTAGCACCTGACGCTCTGAGCCTAAAAACTATTTAGCCTCGCTCAGACGAGGTAGTGGGTAATCGCTGCAATGCCTAGCTATCTCCATGCTTGACAGGTTAATCCGGGCCTTTACCTCCACTGAGGCTAACCTCGAAGGGCTATCCCCGGACGCTGCTAGATTGTTGACACATTTCGACGGGTGTAGCGCCGTGTTGACTAACAACCTTGAGCCTCGCTGGCATTCTTCTCTGACGAAACGCTTCGCCCTCATTTAAGAGGCGGACCCACGCTGTCCCCACTAACAAAGTTCCCCTCGGCCGGACTCGAACCGACATAACTCTCGCTATTTGTGACTGATCAGGCCACTCAGGCGCGCCTCAACGAGAGCCAGCGCTTTGCCGTAAGCAAGGGGACGATCAAAGGATGGGCTGACTTTGTTACCAGCCAGTACCTTAGCTAACTATAAGCGTGCCAGGTAGCATCCTAGACTTACTTTCGCTTACCTTTTGCCGTGGTCTTGACGCCCTTGAGTGTGCCGGACTTCTTGTCCAACCCCATAAGCGAGAAGATGACCGAGAAGGTGAGGTTGATGATACCCACGATGATGTTCAGGATAACAACAATGATCATCCACCCAACCCAACCAATCGCTTTGGTGATCTCCCACACCGCCCACCAGATTAGATCGATAACAATCACGCGGACTCCTATCGCGGCCAGATACTGATGCCGTCATCCTTAGGCGGCTCCGGAGTGGGAGTACCAGTGATGTGACCGTTGTCCTGGGGTCGCCAAGGGAAGGGGCGGTCCTCAGGTGTACGGATCTCTACTTCCTGTCCCCGTCCCATCAGTTGGTTCGCATCTTCATGCAACCAGGACGAGTGGTCTTCTGCTTCTTATCCAGCGGAAGCGCATCCCACGCCGCCTGCCGCTTCTCGAGACGCACATGCGCCCTGCGCAGGTACTTGGACTGATCAGGCTTCGGCTGCATGAGAGAATCCCGACGCGAACGTGAACGCTTGGCGCCAGTTCCGGTGTTGGTCGTGTGCTTGCCCATCACTCGCTCCTCAGCTGCTCGCGCTTGTCATCGAAGCCGAACGCTTCCGCGGCCAAGGGATCCTCTCCATCGAACACCTGATCGAAGACGTTCTTGGCTTCGACGCCCTGGACAAGGTCCATCTTGATGATGGCCGAAGGGTTGACCTGCTTCACCAAGCGATCCGCCTGGCCTGATGCGGCCGCGACGTAGAACTGGATCTGACAACCATTGTCTTCAACCGGGGGCTGAACGAAGTCGCATTCCACGGTCTCGGTCTTCGGCGCACCCTCGCCAGCGGCGTAGGTGATCTCGTACTTAAGCACTTTGTAGGCCTCCTAAGCCTTGATCCACTCGAAAGTGATCTCGCCGGAAACGGGCCCAGCGACGTGATTCTTGAACCAGGTCATGACGTTGTCCGGACGCGGACGAGGCGTATGAGGGATTGCCCCTCGACTACCAGCCGTCACCGCATCACGAACAACCTTGGCCTTGCTTCGGACTGTCCCCAGCGGAAAGATGAAATGCCCGGCAGGGGAAGTAAGAGTGAAATGAGTCTGCATTAGCATTCCTTGTGTTGAAGGGTTGATCGGGAAAGGTGGGGGTACCCGGCTTCGAATACCGGCTCTCCTGGATGCCGAGCTCACCAGACTCAGCCAAGAAGTTTAAACGCATTGCTGGGACTCCGCGCTTAATGGCTCCATTGCATACCCCCAAGAACGGTTGGCTTCAGAATGGCCTGACAGAGTCGGACCCAGGTGGGTTAGTCCACTCCCGCAGACAGTAAGAATCCCTTGGCGGAGGTTCTTAGCATGCTGAAGAATTTTCTGTTCCGGGGGCCGTCCGTGGCACCGGCCAAAACAGAAAAGAGAAGAAGAGTATGCCGTTCGCGAACTAGCGCGTCTCTGGCGTTAGCCAGCATACACACTCTCCTTCATTATACCCTGTGTTTTTTTCGCGAATTAGTTCAGATTAGGATCGGGTTCCTCCTCATCCTCCTCAAAGATGACGGTGCAACCATGCTCGTCATGCTCGCCCGACTGTGTGCATCGAATTAGTACAGGGCCCAGACCGAAGTCGACCTCGCCCCACTTATCACAGTTGAGCGGGTCCTCCCCGGTGATCTCGTCCTGAGTGACGACCTTCTTCACGACCCCTGCGCCATCGCAGGTATCGCACGCGCGCTTGGCCCGGCGGTTCATACCATGGCACTCAGGGCAGGCCACTGTGACTTCGACAAGGTTGCTCCGAATAGGCCGCTCACGGAAATCGCCAACGGGCAGGTCCTTCTGGGTCGAGAACCCCTCGAAATCGATAGGCTCCCGGGACTCCTTGCCCGTATCCTCTGGCTCCATCATCGGCGGTTGAACTCCTCGGGCTCATCGGCAGTCGGACCGTCCATGTCCGTCTTCTTGCCGTCCAGGAAGTCCAGCCATGGCTGGACTGTCTCGTCCTTGAGCATGAACTGCTCGCTGAAGATCTTGCGGGAGTACACGCGGACGTGCTCACCCATCTTGGTCATGAAGAAGCCCGGGTACACTCGAGCCACATTCGGGACCTTGCGACGGTCCACAAGGATGTAGGGAGTCCCATCTTCCTTGTGCTCCAGATCACCGACGTATCGCGCGATCTCCTCGATGTTGTCGGCAGTGATCTCGATCGCCTGAACGACGAAAGGCTTGCGGACGTGCGTGATGAATTCCATTTTGGATCCCTTACTTAGTGAAGCAGCTAGGTCATAACACTGGTAAGTAGAAGAATGGACGATACCCGTATGGTCAGAAGTGGACGCATTAGAATAAATCATTTTCTTACCACAAGAACATCTGACCAATGTCACATCGACCATTGATTTATTCCGGATTGTCGAGAAGCCAGTCGGCCACTCGGATAATGTTGTCGATGTGCTGATCGAGCTCAGTGACTCGGGTGATTCTGTTCAGTGGTCCGCCAAGGTCGTAGGACTTGACACCATGTTCGGCTACAAGCTTGTCTACGGCCAAGCAGGCCTGTGTCCATGCCGCCACTCGCTCACGAAGATTGTCCTCGAAGAGCTCTCGAACCTCAGCCTTCTTCGCCTGACTCATCGGATTGTTACTCCCCATCATCAGCCTCCTCAATAACGGCGTACTTACGCTCGAGAGCATCTTCTTCTAGGGTCACGAACATGGACTGCACGTATGCCTTCGTCCCGCTCTTACCGTTGACTGTCCAGTCGTATCCACGGGCGATCAAATCGACCATGGACGTGTCGACAACATCCAATATTTCGACATTCTCTTCGGTCAGGTGTGTACGACCGGTCGAAGAGATCAGGACGATACGCGGGGGCCGGGTCTTGTACCCCACGGACACCTGGATGTAAGGTCGGTCTTCCTCGCCTTCCTCGCGAGCCGTAAGGTACTTGACGTTCCAGTCATCCTCGATCATCTCGAGAGCGACTTCCGGATCAAGGAACACGCAGAAATTTCGCTGTCCCTTGGTATTCATGGGTCCTTCCCGACCCTCGAAATTACGGAAGATGATATCCGCGTTTTCGACCATGAATGTTTTGGCTTCACTATATGCCATGGTTAGGCCTTCCTTTTAAGTCCGATGATCGTGTTGAAGTTGTACATCCATCCGTCCTCCGCGACCAACATGAGGGGTTGCCCAAGATGGTTTGAGATTAGATTGGCGACCTGGATCGTGCGAGTCTTACCATCCACAAAGGTTACTGTGTATTTACCTTCGGGAATCATGCTGCTCCTTCATACGGCGAGTCCATTCGAGTCTCTTCACCCGTCCGAACCATTCGGTATCGTTGAACCAGTTCGGATCATTAGTAAGGACTATGCCGTGGTCGAGAACCGCGATAATGTCTCCATCCGGATCGAACATGACGTGATCCCACAACCAGTTGAACATCTCTGATTCTGAAAGATCCTTGTTGTATGGATCGAACCATCGGTTCATTACTCGATTACAGACCCTCTGAGGAAGACTATCGAACAGAAGTCTGCCCGTGAGTTTGCCGTGAAGAAGAGCCACCGCGTACAGATCATGACTCATACGTCCCGCATGGCGCGCTTGATTCATGGCGCCGACAGGACTCGTCCGCATTAGCAAACCATCATAGATCCTCTGATATCGTCTGATAATTCTCTGGTGCATAATAGGACCTCCATTAGGCGGGCTTGACATTTCGCCCGAAAGTCATAAGGCAATCAAGGCGAATGAAGTCGCTAGCGGCCACGTAACCCGAGCACGAATTAGTCTCGATGTAGATGGTTCCATCCGCGGGATCTCTGTGATGGTTGAGTACTTCCTCGCGACGAACATTGGTCAACTGAGCTGCTGGGAAAAACGACCTCCAATTATACTGAAGATTATCGTACACGATGACCACATCCCCGTGCACAATCTCCTCCACGGGGACCTTGAGGATTCGATGATACTCCGGCATTAATACTCCTTAAGCAATAAAGTCCTCGAATGTGACATAACGTTCGATGGCTAGAACTGCTTCCTTCTTGAGATTCTCGAAGTAGTCCATGTCTGTATCCAGGTCCCCCATGGGATCACGGTTCAGCGCCATGTCTCTATCGATCCACGAGAAACCTGATGTTCCTGTGACGAGATACTTCTTGCCGTCCTTGATGCGCCAGAGAGTTCCGCCAGCTTGGAGCACGGGCATGAAGCTACCAGTCCTTCCGATGTGACGCATGTCTTCGATCTCTCCGGTGCCCGTCATGTCAAGATACATGCGGCCTTGGGCGACATTCTTGGTCTCACACAGGTCATTGAACTCGACAGGTTCGTGCGAGAACAGCTGCTTGAATACATACGGATGCTGGAACTGCGCACCCACAGCCGTCCACTTGGGATCCTCACGTGCGATGTAGACTGCGTCATTGACTAGACAGAACTTGTCGTACGTCGCCTCGAGCTCGAAGTCATACCCGTACTTCCTCCCAAAGTCAACCACAAACTGGATGATCTCGGGAGTAGCATCGGCGATCTTGATCGAGTCCGTCTTGATGTGCACGACATGAGCGCATTCGTCCTGGACTGCGTTCTTCAAGTCGATCATGAACAAGGCACCGCGCTTGGCGACGATGTTGTCGACATTACGAGGATCCTTGAACAGGTTCGGGAATTTCGCGCTTGTCAGTCCGTAGACGCTGTTGATGATAATCTTGAGCGCGTACGCCAGATCGTCAGCGTCACCTTCAGAAGAGCCAATAAATCGTGCGAGCTTACCGTCGAGCATAGATCGGGCAGCGTCGTATTCCTTATGCTTGATCGCCATCCGAGCCCGCTTAAGCTCAGAGAAGCGCTCGGTGTAATCTCCGAAGAGAGTGAGCTGCTCAATGCTGGTCGGATGCATAGACGCCACGTCCAGAACCGCAACGTTCTCGTAGAATCCCGGCTCGGCGTAAACATATCCACCTTCACCAGGGTTTTCTCCGTGATAATCGCTCTTTCCAGCATCAAAACGGTAGCCCGGAAACTGAACAGACAGATCAGTGTAAACAAAGTGACGTTGTGGATTCTTGTCAGCACCAAATATGATACGACCAGTATGCTGCTGAGTTGTATGATTAACCGAAAGACCCGAGAGTTCCGAAAGGATCTCCCTAGCAACGAAATCTTGACGTCGGGCATTGAATACAGCCTCCGTTGAGATAACATCATTAACGCAATACTCTACCACCTTATCCCACAGTCCTTCATCTACGGGCTCATCCCAAGGAATATCAAGCTCGACGTGGAAGATCTCCAGTTCGATCTGGAACTTCTTAAGCCCCTGCTTCTTTGAGCTGAAATCGTAGATGTCGGCGTACGAAAGATTATAGGCCTCCCCAAACATAGATGTGTGATTATCTTTGTCGATAAGCTTCTGGCTCAAGGCAAACAGATCGGCATTAGTGTAACCAAGATACGCCGCATACAGGATGTGATTGTCGTACCTACGGTTGTTGAACCCTACCAGCTTCTGACTAAGCAGAGGCTCGATTTCCGTCGCGGTAGGGTTTATCATCCTAACTACGGTAGGGGATTCGGCCTTCTTCCAGCAGACAACAAAAAGATTGGGATAGACCTCGATGTCAAAGAATACAATTGGTCCGGAGTCAGGCTCCGCTTCGGCCATTGTAGACTCACTGGCAAGTTTGCAATTCTGTACAACTCGGATGCAAGCTGCGGATTGGTTAGTACTTCGTGCCGCAAACGCGTATAGGATCGGGCGCAAGTCACTAAGGTCATAAGGAACACCTGACCCGTAAGCTTCCTCCAAGATATGATGAATAAAATCAATCGACGGCTTTGTGCCGGGATGGATCTCTTTACGAAGATTACGATCGATAAGGTCCCGAAGGCCCTTCTCCGACTTAACGCTCTTGGTATCGAGCATAGGCTTCTCTTTCCTCGGCAGGCCTCCACTGATAGTTGTGATTCCTAGATTATTACACTTCGTCAGCTGTCTCCGTAGAGAGCTATCGCCGAGAAGCGTTTTGATTTCGATGCCCACATCATACACGCTGGACAATTCTCTTACATCACCTTGGTAGATGTAATGGAGATGAAGGCCTTTCCCGCTCTTGCTCACCTCTGTGTAGGTAGGTGGCAACTTTGACGCGGCGGCAATGTTCAGCCCAAGGTCCTTCTCACCATCCTCATCGACCAAGTCGAAATCGATTACGACATGAGCTTCCGGCACATGCACGTAGTGGAGTTGGGTTGTGTCCAACTCGGACAACGTCGAAGACACATTTGCCCACTTGCTCGCAGGTGCGCCTCCTGGTCGAGCATACTGTGCTGGCCGCATGGGGTATGCGATGTCGAAGGCTGATTGATTATCGACCGGATGATGATCAAGAAGCTGGACAACATGAGAAGTGTCCGGCACGAACGCCGCAGGACCTTCACCAGGCAATCCTTTAAAGTCGAGATAAACACTCCGATACTCCTTCTCTCCAATAAAATGACGGTCCTTAAACTCCCTGAAGTAACTATGAAGTTCGTCTCTGACCTCATGATATTGAAGTCGTTTGACGATGTTCATCTCTTCGCAGTACTCTTTGTACATCTCCCAAAGACGCTTGATCTGCACGCCTTCGGTATCCTTGAAGATGTCGAAGTTGGCTTCGATGAAGTTGTAGAAGCTGTCGGTCAGCATCATCATCTTGGTTGGGACATAGTTCTCATAGTAAAACTTGCCCATCTCAAGATACTGTCGAAGGCACTTCTCCGCGATGGCGCCTAGCTCGAAGTTGATGTTCTCCACAAGGACATGGTATCTCGTAGGGGATACTTTAGTGCCTGTGGGATGAACATCGATAAGTCGTCGCGTATTACCAGCCTTAGCGTCCGTGATCTTCACCGGCTTGTTGGTACCGATAATCAAGAACGCGTTAGGCCTTACGGTGAACGAAGACTTGTACTTCGCGTTGATGTTCATCGAGTCATGCCCGACAATGGAGTTCAGCCGAGTATTGTCTTCAATGCGAGATAGATCGCCATCATGCTGAATAGCAACCAACGGATTATGCTCGAATGGTTCCATGGCAAAAGTGCCGTTGTTACTAGTAAGAGCCTTAGCCTCAAAAGTAGCAACGTATCCGGCGAACAATCGTTCAATAATACCAATGATAGTCGATTTGCCAGACCCAGGTGGCCCATAGAAAACCAAGAACTTCTGGGTCCACTTAGAAGCTCCTGATACAATCGCACCAATTGCCCATTCGATTTTGTCTCGTTCGACTGGAGAATATAGTACGTCGACAAGCTCATCCCAAGCATCAGTTTTACCTGCTTCCAGTGAATAAGGGAGTCGCTTACTTACATAATCCTTCTTAGTAACTTCGGTATCAGCGAAGGTGAGAGTCTCGTCAAGAGCTCGAAATTCAGCCCCATCCGGGAGGTTCCGAACATATCGATTGAAACTCTCCCAGCTACCAGTACTGAAGTTCCTTGTGAGAAGGGGTTCGACGATAACCCCTTTCTCAGCCTGCGCCTCAACGTAGGCAGTCAATTCCGCATCGACGAGACGCTGCACGTCGTATTCATTCGTGGACCAGATTCCGCGTTCCTCATCCCAGACCGCGTAGAAACCTCCGCCGCGTACCATCAGATCGTCATAGTTGTCGACGATCCAATCTGGGTATGCCTGGAGGAAGCCCTTGGATTCCTTAGTTCTAATTTTAAAGAAGTCCACGGCCCTCCCTCTCAAGGTAAGCGTTCTTGGTCTACAAGGTAATCACAGAATTGCTGCCAAATCTCCTCTTTTCTCTGGTCACTGCTCGGGTTCTTCAAAGGAAATAGACCACCATCGCCGTTAGGTTGATAATTCCTCCAAAGGAACAGCTCAAGAGTATCTTGTATTTCATCAGGCTCTGCGCCCAACGCGTCATTAACATTCGCAAGGTTCAAATTACCGAGGAACTCCCAGAACCACTCTAGCGCGGGAACTCCCGTGTTCTTCTCAGCCCTTCGGGAAAAGGCAATCAGCATTTCGAATACAGAGCAGGGATAATGCAACCTCCACTCCATCTGATCGGGAATATGTCCTGCGATGAGGAATTCCCGACGAAGCTCTTTCCCATCTTCGACCCTATTATCGTCTCCAGACAAAAGCCACACAAATTCCGTATTATGTAATGTTTTGAACAACAAGTCAAATGTTAATGACGGCGTCCGGGCATTAAGGTTGGCAACTCTTGTGTAGAGCCAATTGAAATATAGGTTTTCAAGAGGCTCGTCCATGGCTAATCCACCGAACGGAAACGCCTGATTTGGGCCGAATGCCGAAGATCCTCTGCCTCCGCGGCCTCTTCGGCTTCGATACCAAACATGACGGTCTGATAGCTATCGGAGACTCGAGTGATCTGGTACTCAGCTCGTAGAGCCTCGTTACGGACGAACACGACTTCCGAGTTACCGGAACCGCGTCCGAACTCCAGGTCTCCTACGACTGGCCCAGGGTTGTACACCGGCGTGTTCTGTGCCGCATCACACAGGATGTCATCACCTGCATAATACACCAGATCCTCTTGGCTAAAGTTAGATTCATTAGAATGCCACTCCTCAAGATGGATGACGTACGGAGCATCCGCGGAACGGTTCTCCTCTTCGACTTCCTGATCCCACTCGATGTCGTCGTATCCGGTCATCTCCGGCTCGGGATCCGCAGTGACTGTCAGCGTACCATCGTCAGCCACAGTAAGATTCGACTTAGGGACGAGCACGAGACGCTGCACGTCCTCCATCGGAACATCGACCTGGAGCTTCTCGAGAGCAGTTTTTTCCGTTCGTTCGACGATAGTACCGACGTCTCCGAAGATGGACGCATTCGACGGATGACGCTCAGATGCTTCCTCGATCGCTCGAGCGAACCCCGCGGCGAGATACTCCTTGGTGTCGAAGTCTGATTCCTCTTCGCCGGCCTCGATCTCGACATCAATGATCGTCTCTTCGACAAATGTCTCCGTGACCTCGAGGTTGGCGAGCATCTTCTTGATGCGGAGATTATGAACAACATATCCCACACCGAACCCAGCAATGAACATCGCGGGGCCTAGCGTATAAGGATCATGTGTCAGATTCTTAAGTTGCTGCTTCATGGTCCTCTCCTAGATCTTGTCGTAGATGACGCCATCAACATTAAAATCTAGGATGACACGAGGCTCCCAGCCGTTGATGAATTGGGCACTAACTGCTTCGTACATACCGAAGTCAACGAAGTTATCACCCTTCTTACTGATGACCCAACCGACAACGGCTCCTGCTTGCGTCCGTTCGATCCCGAGCATGTCGTACACTTCGTTCAGAAACAGATGACCTCGGGCTTGCAGAATATCATTTGCGTAGTTCTGCTGGCACACAAGGAACAGTCGGTTAAACTCGGCATGCTTTTCCCAGTTCGGTGAAGTCTCGTCAAAGAACTTCGCATATGGGGACCATCTGTTGGAGTCTACGACAGCAACTTCATCACCCTGCTCGTTGGTGTTAGCGGACACCTTGGCGTGATAGAGATCGCGCTCCTTCTCCGCACCAAGCTCGGTCGCAACTCGCCCGCGGTAGTCGTCGTACGCCTTGGCCACAGCAGCGTATGCCGCCATGAGCGAAGTATTACGACGAGCCATGGTCACATGAGATCCGGTCAGCGCGGCGAGCGAAAGCACGCCCACTGTGACGGAAGGACCATACAAGCGACCGAGCTTACCGGCAGCTTTGACGTAGATATAGAACGCGTCCCGATGAAGCTCCTTCTCCGTGTAATGGGTGGTAGAGCCTTCGTCGATAACGCGTGGTTCCTGCTTGATTTCCCGAAGATACCCGAGGTCCGTCTCAATCTCCTCGAGGGTTGCGGGTAGGCTGAGGGTGGCTCGGCAGGCCAGAACCGTACTAGCAACCGAACCAACAACTCCCGCGGCGAAGAAGATATGCGGGGACTGCTTCCTCAGAACCAACTTCTGACGGCCGGCTCGCTGGGTCAATGCGGGCAATGCCCTCCGGGTGATCACATTGATCACTGCTTTGTTCATGAGATCTCCTCCAAAGGTGGGAACGAGATTTGATAACCTTCTCGAACCTGTTGGACGTCGACACCCGAAAGGTGCGTCCATCCCCACTTGTTGTCCACATGACTCGAAGGGAGTCCTAGAAGCTCGTACAAGTCGGCAACAGATGCAATTTCGTACTTATCGACGATATTGATAAGCCCTTCGACCACAGCCTCAGCATCCGACTTGGATGCGAGAATGACGTCATCGAAAGCCTTCCGCCCCTGAGTCCACCGATCAATGGGTCTCTGATCCGGCAAATATCCCCGGCCCTGAGTGGATCGGTTAATCGGATTGTTGTATGAGACCCTCGAGCCGTAGCTAGCTGTCCGCCGACGGGACGCGTTCTCGCCGTACATGAGCCGATCAGTGCCCTTTGACACCATCTCCACGACGAGGTTTCGGACCGCGGGCAGTAGCACCTCGGAAACCACGTAGGTAGCTGCTGTCTTAGCATCCCCACCAAAGACAATGTTCTTGGCTCTGGAGACCAGGGTCTTCTGCTTTACAGTAGCTTCGCCTGTGATGATCTTCTCAAGGTTTTTCTTAGGCGGAATGACCTTATCTTCTTTATCTTTCTTAGAATTCCCTTGATAATCCATCTGGGCTCCTTATTAGATGCTGGGGGGAAGGGGCGGCTTGGGGCCGATACGTGGCAGACCCGTCGGCTTGTCCTGATCCTTGAGCGAGGCAAGAAACTCCTCGGGGAGAACGCCCTTGATGAACTTGGCCCCCGCATCCTCGTTCGTAGCCAGGTCCAAGAACAACGAACTGTAAGCGGCGGAGCAGGCGAAGCGATTCCGGATCTCATCCGACTTCATGAAATGGCGACCGTCCTCAGACTTCTCGCCGTACGAAGCCAGAATGATCTTCTTGAACTCCTGGATCAGCTGCTTCTTGTCTCCAGCAGCGACGATTCGCTTGATAGCAGCCTCGAGACCCTGCTCTTCCGACACTTCCATCTCAACCAGCTCTGCGCCGGTCAAGTTGAAGTAGTGGATCTCATCTCGGACGTCGCCCTCGAAGTCCTTGTACGTGATATTTCGCTTAAGCATTCCGTTTCCTCTTCAATCGAGACAAAAAGGAAGCCCCGGTTAGGGCCCCCTTTGGGTGGAAGTTGGTATTACGAAGACCTGCGGTTGCGAATGGCCCGGAGCGTTGCGTCGTAAGCGCGGTCCGCCAGCTTGGAAGCAGCGAAGGCGGCGAGGCCGCCGACAACATGCTTGCCGAGCTGATGCGGGACCGACGACGTTTCGTCGCTAACGGTATCCGTGACAACAATTTCGTCATCCATCTTAGTTCTCCTTGTAAAGTGAACTTCTCACTATAGGGTGTGTAAATGCTGCGACTAGAATGACATTACATAATTGTAACTGAATGCCAGACAAGGCTTGCCCTTATGAAGCACAGACGAATACTCGAGCTCCATAAGTTTGGCGGATTCCCAACCCGATTGTCCGGAAGACATGGTGTTTTCCAGATCAATCAGATAGTAGAAGTCGTCCAGGGTCGCGTAGTCGTGCTTGTTCAGCTTCGAATTAATCTCATTAACGGCTCGATTAAGAGTCTCCATGTCGCTCATGAAGTATCGACCGGAGTAAGCCTCGTAACACAAGACCGATCCTGAACCAGCAACAATGACTGGCGGAGGACCTTCGTTGATGCGCTTCTCGGTAGCCTTGGCGACGAATAGTTGATCCTTCTTATCGCCTAGCTCTGCGATGACTTGTTCGCGGTAGCCTTCGTAAGCTCGTTGCGACACCGCAAGAGCTGTCTGTCCAGCCAACACCTTTCGGGCGTCGACGTGTCTGACTCCGGCCACACAAACAATTGTAGCTGCTGCGGATGCACCTGTGGGGATGTAGAGTCTCCAGACAAGCTTCACCTTCTCTCGTGGATCCAAATAAGGATCTTCTCTATCCAACACGCGGGCGGCTGCGAATGAAGCTTTGCCTGCCAAATATGCGGTAGTAAGAATCCCTACGCCGGTCCCCACTGTGAGAATCAGGGAGGAATTCTCTTTCAGCCCTTTACGAATATGATTCATAATCCTCATCCCATAGGGCTTTCGTATCCCAAGTCACAGGACTGCATTCCACGGCCTGATCCGAACTAGCGTTATCAACTCGATACAGGATCGAAGCCAATGAATGCGACAGATATATGAAGTGGAGAAACTTTCGAAACGCTAGCATTCAACGGACCTCCACATCTCCCATGATAAAGCGCGATATCTACTGTCATGGAGTAGTAACTCTAGCAATCTCCTTCCCTCTTCGTTAAGGAACTTTCTTTCTTGAACGCTATTCGTTGCTTTGTTTACATAATCTTCCCAATAACGATGAAATTGAATAAGAGTGTGGATCTTGCCCAGATCCTTTCTCAACCAATGCGGAGCTATGTTTTCGTTATCGAGAATATCACGGAACTTGCTAACGATCTTCCAGGCCTGCATGAAATACAGGACATCCTGAAATGCTGGGGTTAGAAACACCGCTGGCGACCCCGGGACTCGCGGCAGAAGATCCAGATCAGCCAGAATCCGCTGGTGAAGCAGACCATGAAGGCGTCGAACAGGAAATTGCGGAACTTATACTTATTACGCATGATTATTCTCCCAATCAAATAGTGGTTTACGGTATTCCTTCAGCCCCCACAGCGCGGCGGCTAGTTCGTCGCCGTCAAGCTGAAGAGTGATTACGCGTCGATCATCACTACGTGTCACTATGGTCGATACGATGTTTGGATCCCCTAGGTTGAAGGGTATCTCACTGTGTGTCTCTGAACTGACAACGTACCCAGCCATCTAATCAACCTTCACATCCCGCTTGATCCTAGCAACGATCTGACCGGCGAGGTACCAACGCTCGGATTCGTCGAGGCCGCAGGTATGATGTTGCATCGACAACTCATGCCAGACAGCAACGATTGTGTTTGCTTCGGTCTCGGTGGGGTATTCGTTATGCGGCCATCCAAAGAGGATCGTTCGCTCCAGCTCTCGAAAGGTGGCTGCGATCTGTTGAAGATTCTCCGCGAAGTCGTCCGGAAGATTAATGCTCATGTCGAACTCCTTATTTATAAAGCCACGGGGCTTGAATGTGATATAGAAGGGTTAAATATAAAGCTCCGACGAGAAAGATCAAAACGACGATAGCCGTTTGCATCTTATTCCAATCGTCGTCGTGCCTAGGGTCCACAGTGCGCCAGCCCGCCGCGGTACATGGAATCTCGAGCCTCAGCCCCACCCGTTTCCGGGTCGATGTGGACTCCGTCCGCAGCAGAAAAATGAGGATTCGCCTCGAGGATGGGACGCCAATCCACCAAGACGATGTTCGGATGATCCATGGCAAGGTTCTGGATCCAGACTCGCAGATCCATGATCTCTTGCAGAGGGCGATTAGGCCAATCTGCGGGGAGTACCCAAGGAAGGACCATGACGATGCAGGTTTCCTCGGGCACATGATTGATGAGCATGTCGTACCACATCAGCTGATGCTTAACGGTCCACTCATGCTGGGAACCGATCTCGTTCAGACCCAGTCCCCAAACAAGCTTGTCGACCTTACCGGCGGCAAGATCCTTGGGCAGGCGATCAATAGTAGCCATGCCCGCGCCACCCCATGGGCTCAGGTCAATGCGGTTACCCGGAGCCCATTCGCCGGATGTACCGGGATATGCAACACCGGTCCCGTAATAGGTGTTCCAGGTCACCGAATCACCTTCGAAGTGAACTGTGCCCGGACGCTGCGCGGGATAGGACGGGGGTGGGGTAGGTTCGCATGCGACACACGCCGTCAGAATGAGCGGAGCCAGAATCAACATCAACTTACGCATTATTGTTAGTCTCCTTGTGGTGGTTATGCGATTCAATCAATCCAGTGATTACGTCTCCTGAATCGTCGGTTTCAAACCCAAGTTCAACGAACGTTCCGTCCGCAGCAACATCGGCGAAAATCAGTTTAGCCATGGTTGAATCGCCGTTCGGCATATTGACTCTGATTTCTTTGTTGACTTGCTTATCAAAAGCAGTACGATGAAATCTAGTGTTTTCACCAGCCGGTTGACGAATTATAAATTTGGTCATTATGCCTCCAAAACGAAAAAAGAAAATGAGAGGCTAGGGTTCACGACCCAACGAAAATCGTGATTGATGGGATGCTCGCAAGCAGTGCTCCACCGGGTAGGTTGGGAAACGTCCCAACACCTTCGTGTCTTACCCCCTCTCATTATAGGGCGTGTAAATGTTGCGAAAACCTAAACCCCTTGGCGGGGTCGAGGCTTTGAATATCACTTGGACAGTCTGTTAACAACAACCTTTCGGGCGGTGTCGAGAGCGACGTAGGTAGCGACCATCTTCATGATCTTCAGGCTACCACCCTCGAAAGCCTTCCGCGCCGTAGCGTAGTGGATCTCGATTGTGGAGCCGTCATCAGAAATGGTCTTGTCCTTCTTGCTCTTCTCAAAGCCGACCGTGATCTGTCGATTCAACATCTTGGCTCCTTTGTGATTAGTTCTCATTATATGGCATGTAAATACAGCGAATTGTTCTCAGAAACCTTCCCCCCGGGTATTTTTTACATTAGAAATGCCCATTTAGCCGGATAGGGCTCTATTTCGCGTTCTAAGACGTTTCGTGCTCTACCGGGTATAATGACCCATTTATACCCTCTGGAGGCCCTTATACAGCCATATAGAGGGGTGTTTTTTCGGAAAATCGCAAATTTTTTATATCCGATGTAAATCCCGCGAAAACTCAGAAGCCATGCAGGATTGTATTGCATCTCACACAGCTTCTGAGTTTTCGTTCATATCGGGGACTATTTCGGTTTACTTATTCCGACGAAATCGCCCAAGACCCTTCGACACCATGACGTGCTTCTGCTCGTATGCGACGATGAGCAAGACTTCCAGAAGACTGCCCGCTACATTGAGCACCGTATCCGGGCTGAATTGGCTGCTTTGCTCTTCGCTCTGCAGCTCCATCAACTTGTCTAGGGTGGTCAGTAACTTCTTGTACTCCTCGGAGTCAGGCTCAAGGTCCTTCATACGAGTCAGAACCTTATCAATAGGTTCGTCGAGCTTGGACGGGTTCTTCTGGAAAATATTAACCATCAGTGCATCCTCTCTATGCTCTCATTATAGAGGATGTTTATTCCGCGGGATTATCCCAGAACTGCTCGTTCTGCTCTTCCTTGCTGGTGTCGACCGCTCTGAAGACGAGCGCCTCGTTGTCGACAATATCCCGAGGATCGCGTGCCAGAGCGAGCTGGACGACCTTCTTACCCTCAGGCGTGGTGTCGACAATGAAATCCCCAGCAAAGTTGGGATTAGATTCCGGAATATCCGGGTTGTAGTTCTTGGTACTCACGAGGAGCGTAACACCACCGAAAGTCGTCAGCAGCGCAAGCGTACCAACCACCTCTTCACCGGCAGGAAGTCCCCAGATTGCAGAAAGGCCGAAATATAGAGAGCCAACCGCGGGCAGGACCACTTGAGTTACATGCTTCAGCTTGTCATACGTCTTATTACGTAGAGTTACAGCCATATCAGTACTCTCCTGGAATCGCTAGTGTTGGATGTCCGCTAGTACCCGATTCATCGTCAACTTCCGCGAATTCAACAACACGCATAACCGTTGATGCACCAAAATCGCCATCGACAGTCACCAAGTCGCCAATATCGTAATCGCGACGGAATCGCATAGTAGCACTATCGGACACATCTGCTTGTGTAATGGATACCTTCTTCTGCGCGGCGAGTGCTTGTCTACCCATGATGGTCATTGCTGCCATATAGAGCGTAAGGACGCCTCCGGACGGATATGCAGTAAGTCGCTCATCCCAGAAGCTGGCGTCGATGATCATTGTGCGTCGATCATAGTTATCCGCGCCAGTAGGATTCACAACCACCTGGATCCATCTACCCATAACTCGTGCTTGTGTCTTCAGCTTCTTGTTACTGAAGAAATACTCCACATTCTCAAGGTCGCCTCGCATCCACGAGAACCGAACCTTGGTGGACACATTATCACCGCGATAAACAGTGAAATATGTCAAAGGATCCGCTGCGGTGGGACGGACTGTCTTTATGCCAAGGTCGTCGACCTTTAGGATATCGAGAATCGCGCCATGTAGCTCCGAAGGCCTCAGTGTTCTCTCTTCGGATGTCGCGGCGCCTGTGCAGGTATGGTTTACTGCCGTACCCACAAGGTCGTCGTTCGTATCCGTCGGAGTAATCACGTGGTCGTCGATAAGGGTTACGACCTGATCCCATGTCTGATCGGAAGCGAGAACAATGTCTTGGATTTCACTGGTAGCGAATGCTTGATAATCGCCGACAGTTCTGTTCTCGAAGTAACTGGTTAGACATCTACCAGTGATCTCAACGGTGGGATCTTCGTCCTTAGGTTGCTTAATGAAATGGTTTTCCACTACCATCACGACAGAGGTGTTCAAATGAGTGATAAACGTGTCGATTGGTAAGAACGAAACCAATCCGCTGCTTAAGGGAGCTTCGATCTTGAACTCTCCAGGATCTCTGTATCGCTCGACCCACAGAGCACTCTTATGGCCATTAATTGCTTCACCAACACTCAGCTGAGTCGGTTGGGCCGTTGTGGAAGACAGTTTGATAAGATCCATCACAACCCCCAGAAAGTAGAATAATAATTCAACTCCAGCCAGTCAAAGTTGGCGATCTGTAGGAAATATAGTTCATTCATGCCTGGAAATATCTGTGGCCAAACAGAACCAGAGATAACCTTATCCATGAGTTCGATATCGGTACCGATTGCCTTGTTCCAGAATATCCTCTTAGCCCCATACTGACTCGAGAAATGGAGTTCATCATTAGTAAGGAAGTTAGTAGGAGGCGTGACCTGGAACACCCAATCAGGCGAAGAGGCAGCGTCTTGGATAACGAAGGTCGACGTGGTCGCGGTGAACTTAACCTTGAAGCTGAGCCCATGCGGCGCGGTCGATGCATCATCAACGAGAGGCACTGGATTAACTGACGGAAGTTCCGCCGGGGAAAACCCGATAGGAGCAACCGACCGAAACATCGGATCGTCACAGTGCACAGTTACCTGCATCTCAGGTGTCTGTGCGAAATATCCCACCTCGCATTTGGTGACCTTACCAATGATGGATGAGACGATAGCGCTACCGGAATTAAACTGGAGTGAGAGCTGACCAGTCCTTCCGGAAGAAATCAGTCGATAAATATCATCTCTAATCGCTGACACGTCCTCGTTAGTACGGAAAGAGGGATTAAGAATCAGACGCATAACGATATCGCGAGGCGGCATCGTGTACTCATAGAACTTTTCACCGGACTCGGCCCCAAACCCATAAAACTTGGGGACCAGCTCCTCGGCATCAATTCCTACGATACCTCGAACCAAATATCGACACCCAGAGCCATGCTCTCGAACGCCAAATACAATGTCTTCGGAAGAGCCCAAAGCGGTGACACTTACGGATGAGAGATTCATGCCACATTCAACTCCTCTTTAGCAAGCGTGATTTGATTACGAGTATTCTTGTAGATAGCGCTTGTGGACAATGTCTCAGGCGAATTAATGGTCTGATTGAACTGCACCACGTTCGGACCACCGACTCCCTCTTCAGAAGCGTCAGGAACCGGCACACTCGTAGTAGCAATCGCGTTAGCTTGTCGGAACGACACATTTGGCGTCAGATCATTACTCGCTCCAATCAGACTACTGATCGATTTAGCCCCAGCTCTGACATCAGTCAGGTCCAGGACAGGCGCAATAACTGGTCTGAAGTCGGGAATATCGCCGACGGATGAGACTGCCTTGTCGATGCTGTTCCGCAATGCCTCAGTAGCCCTTGTGGCCAGCGCGGTAGAGCTTCTAGCAACGGAGTCATCGCCATCCAACGCAAGAGCCATGCCCTCGGCCATGAATTCGCCGATCTCGAAGAAGACCTTCGACGGAGAACGAATACCAAGGAACCGCTCTGCTGCGTTGACTGCTCCTGCCGCGACAGACCTAGCCGACTCAGCAACGCTAGCCGCCTTACTGGCGAAGCCTCCCGTCATACCATCAATGATGGCGAACGCCAAGTTAGCACCAGCAGCGCGTAGCTGCGGAGCCTTCTCATTAATGACATCAGCCAAGGCATTCAAGAAGTCGATGACAATATCCGCGGCGGCCTCAGCAAGCCTCAGTGTATTACTGGACACGCCCTTGAGGAAGTTGATTATGACCGTAACACCGGCACTGATAACTCGATTGACGTTCTTACCCAACCCAGTCACGAAGTTGATGATCGCGTTAGCCCCCGCATTAGTGATCTTAGTCGCATTACGGGACACCGTCGAGATGAAAGTCGTGATCAGGGTTGTGACTGCATTGGAAACCTTATTGAGATTATTTGTCATGCCTGCCAGGAAATCGACAAGCGCATCCGTACCAGCAGTGCTAATGCGACTAGACAGATTCGAAAGCCCGGCGATGAATGTAAGTACGAGGATTCCTACGGCAACGAGAATCTGGTCGGTATTCTCTGTCATCCCGTTGAGGAAACTGATCAGAGCATCCGCGCCAGCTTCGATAATATCTCCGTAGAACCCCGCAATGGCTTCGATGAAACCTGTGATTAGATCACTGGCAGCCTGAACAATATCATCGAATCCTTCCGTAATTCCGGAGAGGAATGCAACGATGAGATCTACGCCAGCCTGAATCGCGTCCTCAAGATTATCTGCGATAGCTTCCAGGAACTCGGTAATGATCTCGATAGCCAGCTCGGCCACCTGGTAAATATTATCTCGAATGCCCGTAAGCAAAGCGATGACCAGGTTGATACCAAGCTCCACAATATCGGGAACCGCGTCCTCAATGACCTCGATAAGAGTTTTGATCAACGCTAGAGCAAGTTTACCCACCTTGGGTACGAGCTCAGTAAGCGTATCGATAATATGCCCGAGAAGGACCCCGAGCGCCTTCGCCAATACAGGTGCAGCATCAAGGAAGACGTCGACTAGCTCGAGCAAGCCCTTAGCAAAGCCTCGTATCAGCGCGGGTAGCGCATCGCCGATTGCCTCTAGCGCGGCTGTGAGAGCCTTAGCGCCTTCGGGTCCAGCTCTACCTAACAGCTCGAATGCCTTGGCTACTGCTAGCGCGCCCACCCCGAATAGGGCGAAAGCACCGCCAAGCAGAAGCATAGCCGCACCAAGACCCAACAGTGTAGGTACCACTGGGGTGAGAAGCGCGGCAGCAATCCCAAATACAGTCAGCGCCAAAGCGATTGCGCCGATGGCCGTGAGTAGATCCCCGAAGGAGACCTGCGCGAGAGCTATTAGCACTCCCGCTAGAACGGCCAGCGCGGCGGATACCACCAGCATAGCGGCGGCTCCGGCTAGAGCACCGCTCATGGCATTGGTTGCCACAACCAAAATAAACAGAGAAGCAGCAAGCGCCAGAAGACCCTTGCCCATCTCCTCCCACGTCATACCACCCAAAGTTTTAAGCGCCAGAGCAAGGATGTTCAGCGCGATGCTAACACCGATAAGCCCGGCTGCTGTAAGAAGCATATTAGGCGGCATGAGATGCATGGCCAGGCCAATGATGACCAGACCTGCGGCGATTCCCGCGAACCCCTTGATCAGGGTATCCCATTCCATTGTTGCGAAGAGGGCAACCGCGCCAGCAAGGATATTCAATGCTGTGGCGATCAGGATAAGCCCAACGCCCCGTAGGGCAAGATCTGCAGGCATGAGACGCATAGCGCCAGCCAAGATAAGCAATCCGGCCGCAACTCCGGCAAATCCCTTGATTAGAGTGTCCCATTCCATCGTGGCAAATATAGCGACTGCCCCAGCCAGGATGCTGATAGCTGTCGACATAGCGATGAGACTGATACTGGCAAGAAGGATTGGGCCCGCGTTCTTAGATAGAATAACCGCGGAAGTAGTTAGAACTGCAAGTAGAACCGTGATCCCGACAAGGCCCTTGGTCAGGTCTTCCCAGCTCATAGAGCCGAGAACAGCCACCGCCCCGGAGAGAATAAGAATAGCCGTACTTAGAAGGATCATACCCGCGGCAATCGCAGCGAATGTAGATCCGTTGATAAGTCCGACATCCATGCTATTAAGAATGGCAAAGGTCGCCATAAGCTGACCGAACCCAATGGCCATAGCCACCAACGCTCGAGTCAACGCCTCGGAATCAATTAGCGAGAGTGCCACAACCGACACGCTGAGTAGCGCAACAGCCCCGGCAATCTTCAGCAGAGCATCCGCGCGGATGCTGGTCTGCATAGCGTCCAGAACACCAGTAAGTTCTTCGAAGGCACTACTGATGTTCGAGAACAGCCCATCGCCAAAGTTGAGGTTCAACCCGCCCGACAGGAACTTCGAAATAAGAAGAGCGATACCGCCTAGCAGGGAGACGTTCAGAGCGTCCAGAACCGCATCGAAGTCGCCAGGACCCATTGCTTCGGCAAGCTTGTGCCCGAGTTCCTGGAACCAACCACCGATAACCTCGCCTGCGCTATTAAGGATCTCCATCACTCGATCGAAGAAGCCCTGAATAGGCTCCCACAGACCGGAAACGCGCTCTAGGATTTCACCCAGAGTACTGAATCGCTGGCCGAAACGACCCGCGCTTTCGCCGACAACCTCGAGCTGCTCAGAGTCAAAGTCGTCAAAAAGGCCGAATACAGCTTCCTTCAGCTCCTTGATGTACTGAATCGGACCGCGGAGAGATCTAGACAGGTCATCGAAGAAGCGACCGATAGCTTGACCTCGATCAAGGCCTTCGCGCAGATTCGTAAAGAAGTCCGCAATATCAGCAGCGAACTCCAGAATTCTACCTTCACCTAGTCCGCTGAATTGGAGGACTAGGTCCTTTATGAACCCGACGCCTTCCTTGATGATGGTCCAGCCAATGTCGAGAGCAGAGAACAGACCCGTGAAGATCCGCTTAATGTTCTCGATAGTCTTCTCACTGGGCCTCAGACTGGCAGTGAACTCAGCGAAACCCTTTGTGATATCAAGCAGCCGGACCGCGGTGGTCTTGGGGAAGATATCACGGAAGACTTCTTGTATCGGGCTGAGAATCTCGCTAAGCGCCTTGAATGCGTCACCCAATCCCCGGAGCAAAATGTCTCTGCCCCCGAGCTCCTTCCATCCGGCAAGAAGTTCGTTGCGTGCCTCAGCATTACCCTTGACGAAGTCGCTGATCGTATCGTTCACATGAGTGAACAGCTCTGACGCTTCTTCGAAGTTACCGAAGACTGTACGGAAAGACTCGGACCAACCAGAAGCGACGGTCTCCTTGACCGTGTTCATAAGCTGGCTAAGAGTACGGATCTTGGTGGCGGCTTCAACGCCAGTTTGACCCAACTCCAGAATCTGCTGCGCCTGTTCCTTGGTGTAACCGATTGACAGAAGCTGGGCCTCTGTCATCTCACCAGTGAATCCCTTAAGAGTGTTGGTCAAGACCTCCCCGGTCAACCAACCTTCCTGGAGAGAATCACGGAAACTATTACCCTTGGACGTCCATTCCTCGAAGGTCGTACCCACTGGCGCGTCCGTGATAGTGCCCATAGCGACACCGGTCTCGAACAGAGCCTTCTGGAAGACCTCACCACCCATACCCGCGTTGACGACCGAGTTCCAGTCCATCAACCTCAAGGTGCCTGTCGACACAGCCTGAGACAGCTGATACATCGCCGTAGCAGCCTGCTCCGCGCTGGAACCAGAGATAGCGGCTAGGTTGGAGATGCCCTTGATCGAGGCAACTGAAGTATCCAGATCAACACCGGCCGCGGTGAACGTACCGATGTTCTTGGTCATCTGACCGAAGTTATAAATGGTCTTGTCTGAATAATCGTTCAGCTGATCAAGCGCGGCATTAACTTCTTGAAGACCAGTGCCATCTGCTCTGGTGTTAGCCAGAATGGTTTGGATGGAACCAATATTAAGTTCGTATTCTCGGAAACCATCAAGAATGGGATCAAGACTGAGAGACTTGACCATCTGAGTGCCGGATGTAATCGCTGCATGCGTAATGGTTGATAGCGCTGTTACAGCGATGGTGCTTAGAGCCAGGAAGCCCGCGCTAATGCTCTGGACACCAGTGCCGATCGGTGTAAGATCGACCTTCTTAGATGCGGCGCTGACATCGGTCAGACCTTTGGTAGCTCCGGTAAGCTTAAGGGCCTTGTCCAGATGGGAGAGGCTGGTTAGAGTGTCCGCAATCTTCTTCTGGAATACAGCATTATCGAATTCCATCCGGACAACTCTGTTGTCGACGCTAGCCATTTGTCACCTGCCTCCAAACGTTCTCAAGAATCTGGTCAAATATGGGCCGCATAGCGGGGTTAATGTAATCGCGGCCATCCACATATCCGCCAGTTCCTGTCCCGTGACCATATTGGAGAATCACAGCGACGTTAACGCCATTCTTTTCGTGAGTATTAAACCAAATAATAGAACATCGACCGGGCGTATTAAGGATTTTGTAACCCCAAGAATCGGCAGTCTCTCCGGATTCCTTCGGAGTAGCACGAGAAAGAGCATCAACGCCACGTTGCCCATAACGATCCAAATTGGAAAACATCTTCTGGGGAGTAAGATTCTCTAGGAATCCCACTGTCTTTGCGAAGGATCCTGTCGTCGTGGCGCGGATCATCGATCAAACTACTCCATAATCAACAATCCACAACTTACGCTTAAGCGTGGCCGAACCGGAAGGAGTGATTGGAGCGCCTGCAGTGATCCTCTCGGCGTAGATCTCCACATCATCGGTCGCGGCTGTCACTGAAGGAACCCAGAATACCTCTCCGACAACCGGGACGAAAGCGATACCCGTGATGGCAGGACGAAGAGGCCTGATGCGCTCAATATTGACACCATTAAGTCGAAACCAAATATCCCAGCGAGCATCAATATCTACGCTGGACCACTCTAGCGTGAAGTCTACCTTGATCCCGTATGTATTACCCGAAATAACTGAGACATTATTCTTAGCCAAGCCTGAAACCAAACCACTAACCGTCATCTGCGCGGGGGCAGTAGTTAAATTAATCGGCGGTCCAACCATGTCCATAGGACCGGCAGGACCCTGCGCACCGTTAGTACCATTTGTCCCGTTGGTGCCCGGGATGCCTTGCGGTCCGCGGGCATCACCAGCGTCGATGGTGGCTCCGTCAAACCTCTCAAGTAGAAGATTGTCCCCGACGATATCGGCGTCAACGATGGTAGCGTTGGCAATCTCATCCATTTTAGCGGCTGTATAACCCGTTACTGTGGCCATGTACCCTCCTTATAGGTCCTCGTAATCCACGGCACTGCTGGTCAAAGTGTAAGATTCCGAGTCCAAGTAGACGGCCATCTCGGTATCAATCTGGAACGTGAACTCATCAAGCATGGTGATAACACCTTCCAGAGGGGAAGTCGCAGTCCACGTACCATTACCGTTATCAGTAACGATGAACCGGCCCCACTTCTGTACGAAAGTAACCAAGCTGGATAGGTCTGGCAGCACCGGATCGGTTAGTTCTGTGCCATAAATGAAGTTCTCAATGTCAGCCAGCAAATATGGGTCTATCTTCCGACTATCGATAACCACGTGAGCGGTCGGTCTAAATCGATCCAAAGGCTCCGGAATAGCCGTAATATCCCATTGGAAATCCATCGGTTCGCTATCCAAAGACAATGTTTCGTATGTCTTATTGGATGGGATAGCCAAAAGATTATACAAAATATGAAGCTTGTATCCGATTTGCGCGCCTTCGTCACTGTTTATCTCTGTCTTGAACGACAAAGCAAATCTGGATTTAGGCTGATCGGTAAGGAAGAATCCAGGCTTCCAATCGTCAACACCCTCATACCCAAGGAATTCATCAGGGTAGGTGAACGCCGTAAGCTTTCCTTCGAAATCCCCAACGGTTACAACTTCGGCATACTTCAAACCATCGAAGTAAAGCGAGTCGGCAGAATCGTTATTAACTTCCTCTACAGAGATCAAGCCGTTCCAGGGAATCCCCTTGCGGTCTGACCCATAGAACACGCCTTGGCTAACACCATTCTCATAGATACGCGTACCTGTCTGATCCCAAACAAGCTTGGTCATTTAACCTCCCATCATCCTGTGGTGTTTAGCTCAGCTCTTCTCTTCTCATTCAAAGCGCGATTCCTAGCGGCGATTTCACTTCGTCCCATCGGCTTTGGTTTGGAGTTCTTCAAATTACAGATGCGAATTAACGCGAACAACCTGTTCAAATGCCACGTCTGACACTCGAATGGGATGCTGAATGCCACCATCCAATAATAGATTAGTTCCGAGGTGATGGTTTCTCCTCGACCACGAGTCTCAGGCATACGTCCAAATGTAGTAGCAGATTCGGCGGAGTTGATATACGCGTTCACTGCACCCATGTTTTCCCCAGAGAACATGGATTGTACATCCGGCGGAGGATTAGGGGAAGTAATCATAGCCTGTACATAAAGGCGGATCTCATCCGAAGTCTTTTCATCTTTGGACAAGAACGCTTTACCCGTCTGTGACTCCCATTTTGACAGAGAGACCAGAGAATGTTCTAGTGTCAACTCTAGCCCACCAACGATTTCGAACGTTCCCGTCTCTTCGTTGAAGAACTCGTCACCACCAATAGTAAGATTAAGCATTCTGGCCTCCTAAGTCATGATCACGCGAAGATTGCGATAACCTCGTCAGGGGTGGGCAGAGCCGGATCCGTAGCAACAGCCCCGTACAGCAGGGTCTCCAGCGCGGTGAGATCGAGCGGCGCAGCCACAGTCGAGTCGATGGTGATGATGGACGTGGGTCGCAGTCCAGTCACGGGAGCCGGGGTCGTGGAGATCTCCCAGCTGAACGTGATGGCTTCCGGCGAATCATTCACCGTGTTGAAAGCCTTCTCCGAAGGAGTGGCCTGGCAACCATACACCAGGTGCAGCTTGTAGCCATAGTCGTCGCCCTCGAGATCGTTACCAATCCGGGTACGGTACGACAGACCGAAGAGCTTACGGGCCTGCTGACCAACGTAAACACCGGGCTCCGGGGTAGCAACACCATCGAACTGGTTGAACTCGGGAGGATAGGTGAACGCCTCGAGCGTCGCACCGAACTCCTCGGCCGAGATAAGGTTCAGGTACTTGATGTTGTCCGCGTACTGAGCATTGGGCTCCGCGCCGGTCGGTGTCTCCTGGACGCTAACCAGACCATTCCACGAGAAACCGGTATCATAGACACCAGTGACGTCCGGAACGTAGAGAACCCCATGATCGACGCCGGTCTCGTAGACGCGCTCGCCGACCTGGTCCCAAGTAAGAACAGCCATGTCTTCCTCCTAGAAGAACAATGTGAAAACGTTGTGATTTAGATTGTCAGCTATGTAAAAGCGATCGAATCTGCAATGTCGTAGAGCCGCAAGTTTGTCGGGGATATCGCTATCTGGATTACGATCGATTACCGTAACCGTATAACGCTTTGCGAGGTTGTAAGGCTTATCATCGGCCCATTTCGCAACAATATTATCCCGCTTATAAATAATGCACGGATACTTAATCTGCACATTGACTGGCGGCTGGAAATATACACTATCGCTTTCGAGAATCTCTACTAGTAGATCTTGAAGATCACGGCGTGGGGCCATTATAAACATCTCCTAGACTGAGCAGAAGGCGAGGGGGTTTTACTTCGACTGCCGAAACAGTCCAGCGAACCCCCTGCCACATGACATATACAATCTTATGGAAATGTTCGTTGGCTTTTGCATCAGCAACAATACTGATGGAGTTATTAACACTGAGGTCATTATTCAAATTTTCGCCAGGATGTGGTCTCCCGATTTCTCGGTGAACATCACCCTTGTAAGGAACCTCAGTAATAACATTCTCGTGTACACCGTCACCTGGAAGAGTTTCTGAGGATTCTCCGTAGCCAACCACTCCCGAGAATCTCATTATAACTCCTAGTCAGAGATGTCAGGGAGTAACAGGGCGAGTGAACTTCCACTCTTCGTTCTCACTGGAGGTAAGGTAGTAACCGGTGGCAGGGGTAGCCTGAACCGTGAGGCTTGCGCCCTCGGCCAGCGCGGACTGAGCGCCAGTCGACAGGGTAGCACCGGTGAGGGCATTCTTGTACACGACGCCGGTAGTGGCAACGATCGTCACAACACCGGTGGCGGGCACGAAGGTGGGAACGTTCGGGGCGGCGACAAGAACATCGTCACCATCGACCGAGCGAACCACAATGGCCGACTTCAGCTTGGCGAGGGCGCCAGAAATGCGCGTCTCGATCAGGTACTTGTACTGGTTGTAGTCGATGTCGAAGTCGTCGAACAGGTTGACCTCGCCACCCTTGTTCGCGCCGATGACGTAGTCGCCCATGTTGACAAGGACAGCAACGATGGTGGGCTCGCTCTCGAACACCTCCACGGGCACGATCTTGTCGACGCGGAGCTCCGTGGCCAGCTCGTCAAGCGAGCGGTAGATACGCCGACCAAGCGTATCCTTGAGCATCATGAACCGAGCGATCATGGTCTCGGTCGTGAACATGGTCGGCTGACCAGCGCCACGGTAGTACTGACGATGGGTGATCAGAGCGTCGATGATCTCCTGGGCGCTCGAGCTAGCATCATCCAGGTTGACATAGACCTTGACCGCGTACAGGTCGTGGTCTGTGGCAATGGGGCGGATGTTGTCCTCGTTGATCTTGTCCTCGTCGTCCACGGCGCGGCCGTCACCGATGAGGATGGCTCGAGCGATCTCCTCGTCGAGCATGAGACGCATCTCGCCCTTCATCCACGCCACCACGTCGAAGTCGGTGATGTCGATGATGTCGTCGCGATCGAGCTTCTGCTTCTTGTAGATCGTCTTGGGGGTGGTGGTTCGGCCAGCAACGCCGAAGAACTCTTCCTTCTTGAAGGCGCCCTTGACGTAACCCTTGGCACGAGCCTCATCGAAGTTGAGATCCGCGTAATGGGTCCGAATCCGAGCAAACGGAGTCTTCTTCGCCCCGGTGAGAACGCCAGAAACCCACTCAGTCCGACGACCGAAGAACTCGGGCGCGGCGGTGAGGTTCTTGGCCTCCGGGAACAGCGTGTCGATCTCCGTGATACCGTGAGCCAGAGCGTACGCCTCGATAGCGCTCTTCATCGACCCGGACTTCTCCGCATCGGCGACAATGCTCTTCATGTCGTCATGCGAAATGACGGTACGAGTAGCCGTGCCCTCGTCACCCTTGTCCTTGTCGAACACGTTCCGGGTCATGTTGTTGCCTTCCTTATCCTTGTTAGCGTCGGTGCTGCTGTGTTCTGCGGAGGACTTATCATCGGACGAAACCGACTTGCTGCCCTTCTCCATGGCCTGACTGACCATGTAATGAAGGACGTCCTTCTGCTGATCGGACATGGACTCGTAGACGTCAGCGACCGTGTCGTCATCGTCCTTGCTATCCGCGTCGGAATTATCGCTATTATCGGTCTTATCGCCGCTCTTGTCGGCGTGTTCGAATTCGAGACCGGTGTAAATAACCGCCTCGTCATCGATGAGCTCTTCCATACCATCGCCGTGGCGGGCAGTCACGTTCTCGATGATCGCACCAGGATTGGCTCCCGAAAGGACCAGACTGACCTCACGGATCTTGCCATGGAGAACATTCTTACCGCGTTCCATGAGCTCGTTGGCCCAGATGGAAAGCATGTTGATGTCGCCATGCTGAAGAAGGCCCTTGGCATGCTTTGCCGCGGGGGAATCGTTGAAGTAACCGTTAGTCCAGACGCCCTCGGGACGATCCTCGAGGATGGCATGCCCGAGAACATTCTCCGGGTTGCCGTGACCGTGCTGCCAGACAAGCGGAACACGCGCCTTGTCCTGCTGACGGAATGCTCCGGCCATGATCGTTCGACCATCGGAGCACTTGAGCCCAACCTTGGTGGCCCAACCGCTGAAGTCAGCTTCCATTTTGACGTACCCTTTCCAACATTTCACTAGGCTCAGCCTGAGGCATGTTGCTGTTGATCAGTTTGTCCGCCTTGGGGTCATTTGACGGGGCAATTCCGATGAAGCCTCTGAACTCGTTAGAGGTAACGATCTCATTCCTTGTAAGTTTATCGGCAAGCTCAGCCAGGTCCTTGACCGGGACAAATCGGAACGGATCTCGGAACGCCATGACACGTTCCTTACGTGACTTAATTCCATTGATCCCCAGGAACGCCCGTTGCATTCCCTCTACGATGGCATCAATGATGGGCTCGATAGTGCGCCCAAAGTAATTGTTCATGGCCTCTTCGTCAGCAGAACCATTCATGATTTCGTCAGTAAGACCCAACTGACTATAAAGCATGTTGGTTAGGTATTCCACCTGCTTCAAAAGATTGTTCTCAGCCGGCCTATTAAGCTGAGTAATCTTTTCAGTGCCATCGGTATAGGCAATTCCGTACTTACTGCCACGGAGCTGGAATTCGATGTCTTCTCTTCGTGCTTCGGCCTGTTGTTTACGGGCTTCCGACTTAATGACGTACGGCAACTGGATGATAATGTCCAACTTACCAGAACTGGACTGCTCATCGATGACGTCTAGGAAACCTAGCTTCCTAATCAGCCTTTGCAGTGTAGAGTTTTGTTCGTTCATGATAGAGTATAGTGGGTTTTCAATAATAGCCACATAACTCTTATCGAGAATTATCTCTTCGCGTCTACCAAGTCGTTCATTATAAACATTAACCTTGACTCTCTGTGGATACCACTCAGTAACTTCTCCCACGCGCAAGGAATAGATGTCCGAAAACCCAGAGTCATTAGGGTTCTGCGCCATGTCTACCGCAACGACAGCCGCAACGCCCTTCTCGAACAATGTCATGGCAATGTCTTGACGGAACGCTCTCGGTGCTTGATCAAGGTTAGGCTCGATCGTCAAGCAGTCATTAAACGCGCTTTGCATGTCGGACAGATAACGACCTTGATCGTCAACCTTCACATGCCGAACCGGAATACTAGACGCGTCCACACCCATCTTGGTGAGAATCGAGGTAATGATTGTTCGTTCATTACCTACGCGCAGTGTCATCCTCGAGGGAGACCTTCCGCCATAGTATGCAGTAGTCCCATATGTAACATCAGAAGTATGGGGATCGTTCTGGGGGCTTACGAAGGCATTCCAAACTCTTTTGAAACGGTCTTTTACAGACATAAATCACCCCCTTCATCAATGCTCATTCGAAAGCCTCCTTGTAAGCTTTGTAGGCCACATAAGCATCCATCGCGGCCGAAACATTGTCGATCTTTTCTTCAGCTCTCTTTTTCATGAGCTTGCGGTTACCGTTAGTATCCTCCAACGTTACCGCATTCCCCATAGCGAAAGACATAAGGGCCTGATCGAAGATCAGCTTTCGTTCTTCGGCAAGAATCTTCAATTCCCCTAGAGGAACCGATTCCGTCCGTGCGCCCTGTATGACTTTTTCTACTCCATAAGGCCCGTTCTCCGCTTCCCATCTTGTGACGAATTCTTTGGCATTGTACGGGTCATAACCCATGCAACGCACGTCGTATTCATTGCTTACAAGAAAGCTATCTAGATCTTCATAGACCTGCATCATGTCAAGGACGGTTCCGTCCAGAACATGAAGGCTACCTTCTGTGATAAACTCTTCATACTTGATTCGCATGGCAGCAGGAAGCTTCATCAAAGTCAAAGAAGTAATGTAACTTCTAGTTTTGACCCCGAAGGCGTAATCAGAAATTGGAAATAGTAAAGTAAAGGCACAGAAGTCGTCGCCTTGTGACAAGTCCGCGCCCAAAGCACAGGGCATTCTCCAGAACTCTCTCGGCGGATGCGGGAGAGTGTCTTCGTATGTGAAGAAGTAGGTGTAGCCTTCCATGGGAATCCCAAACCGCTTTGCCAAGGTATCGTTACGCGTAGCGGGAGCTTTCTCAGCCCTCTCTACGTCCAGATGATAGACATCGTACGTAACTGTCTTGCCCAGGTTCGGATTTGCCTTCAACCACATGGACGGATCGTTAACTTCTTCAATGTCGTCAAGTCTGTAATGCCAAATCGAAACATGCGGAGCTTGGTACTCGCCCTTTAGAATCGTAGCGAGTTCCATTTTGATGGTGTCACCAGAACCATTACGAACAGTCCCCTCGGAACTGATGGCAATGATCAGGTAATCGTCCATCTTGGACGCGCCTTGTTCGATTGCACCAACAACGTCTTCTCTTAGATCACCGGACAGCCATTCGTCAACCGTCGAGACCTTAGGTCTCAGCCCCTGTAGCTTGGCGATCGTCATAGGACGAACTTCAAGTAGAGACCCAGTTAGAAAGTTCTCTATCCCCTTCTTAGTAGAGGCTAACTTCTGTCTCTGCGCTCTGGAACCGGTCGTGTTCTGCAAAGATCCTTCGGTTAGGAACTTAAACAGTGGGCCCCTACTCCTAACGATAGCCGTTCTGAACGGCTGCATGACCTCTTCGGCCTGCTTCATCGTAGGGGCAGTGGTAATCTGGTGAGTAGTCGTCGTGTCGACATTTAGAAAGTATGCGTGTATGAGATACGCATACATCGATTTGGCAGCACCTCTGGCGACAATTAAGTACTGCTTAGTGGTGAGACGCTTCTTAACCAACTTGTTGACGTAACGTCCACCATGACCATCTTCATTTGGCGTGTAGACACTTCGTTCAACAAAGTAATACCAACTGAGAACTTGCTCGGCCCACAGTTTGAAAGTATCCAGGAGATGGAGGTCGCTGCCGTCGGTAAGCGTTAGTTCGAACTCGCAGTACTTGATGAACCCGTCAATGGCCTTGTCGTCGTAATAAATGTTCGGATTGGCGATAAGGTCATCGATTCGATTCATCTCTGAGGAGATTTCCCTATTAACAGGAATGTCTCCTCTAAGCACAGCTTCTCGAAACGCACCATAGTAAACGGGAGTTGCAGTATTCGATAAAGTCACCAAACCCCCTTTTACTTAAGTCGTCGAGTAGCCTCCGCAGCAACACCTTCGCCAAGCTTACTAGAAAGTGCCGCTTTGATTGCAACCAAACTAGCGCCAGTAAGCACCGTAGTAGCAACCTTACGACCAGCTCCCGTAAGGACTTCGGTGGCAAACTTCTTACCCTCGGAAACGTCCTTGCGATTAAGTTGATTATACTTCTTCTCTGTCTCCATTCGAGCAATACGCTTGTTCAGCTCAGTGGTGCTCAGCTTACTCGGGGCTTTCGAAAACGTGGTCCTGGTTGTGCTAGAAGCTCCACCGCGCTTACCCCACCTCATTCCCTTAACACCATAGTGCTCGATAAAGATTCTGGCATCCTCAACGCTCATGGGATCACCACCGGCGGAAGAGCAGCTTCACGAAGCATGTTGAGCCTCCACTCATGCTCTTTGATTTGATTGTCCATGGCCGCGAGGGCAAAGGAGGTGGTCGGAGGATCAAACAAGGACCGGACTTTGAGGTAGACGTAGGTTTTCATCATGTTAAGCTGATTATCAGGAAGACCTAGTTCAGGCCAATCCTCGGTAGCGCCCGTAATGAAGACACCCTCTTCCGGGCCTAGGCCCAACTGATTGGTAACGGAGAAAGCGGCGTTAATATGCGTAAGGACGTCCAGATCGAACGCGGTGTAGTCGGCGGCTAGCCCCAAGATCTGCTTAGTACTATTTAGGATGCTCACTTTACTCCCACACCCTTCGTGTTATTAAGGACTTTCGTTCAGAAGGCGAACGATTTCCTTCTTGACCGCGTTCGGATCATGCCCAGCTTCGGCCAAATCGCGACGACGATCAACGCCGAGACCCCACTTGCCGGCGAGAACCTCACGGGCAACCTTGGTCAAGTCGCTGTCCTCGACGGGGGCATCCTCCTCGGATGTGGTGTCAACTTCGTCATCAACGGCCACAGCATTGGCGTCCGTATCGTCGACAGTCTGAAGGCTCGGGGGCTCGGGCCAAGCGTTGTCTTCCATGGGGATCTCCTTGTGGTTACCAAAGTTTTGTATCGCCTGGTTTACGATCGACAACAACGGGCGGGATCTGAAGACTATTACCATAATGAATAGCATTATGTGTCCTTTGCGTTGTCGTAATTAGATACTCGGGATCAATTATCCACTCTTCCCCATGAATAATATCTTCTACATCCATGGGATTAACGTGGTGGATAAGAATATCGACATGGATTTCATACCCATCGATGCCTAAATCACACCCGTTATCCCTTGTTATAACTTGATCTCGGGCCCTTTTCCACTCAAAAGACTGATAAAATCTTTGATTGATGTGGCGGTCGTGACCAAAGGTGGGGTGAGCAACGGAACCACCCAGCTTAAGGTACTCGAACCTATATTGAAAGGTGTCGAGATTTCTAAGCTCGGAATATCGCCTAATCCTCGTCATATTCATCAACCGGTTCTTGTCCAGAGTACGTTCGCATTGCATCCAATGCTTTTCCGTACAACTCTTCTATCTTTCCGGCCGATTGAATCTGTTCCACCTTGGAATCAAGAAGATTGTTCTCTTTACCCAATCTTTCCTGTTCCAATCTTTCCCTGGTAGAACCCAGTTTCAAATAATGCGTCATAACCTGAGACGAGGCGGTTCCATCGATCAACTGTTTTTCGGCGAGATCGATAGCTAAGGAGACCAACTGATTCTCTCTACCTGCTTCAGTCGTAGCCGGCCTCTGCCTAGGTCTACGCTTACCAGTCATTTGGTCTCCTTTCCATCGATTTTACGCAGTAAGTTCCTTGAGCATCGCCTTGATCTCGGCCACATCGGTCTCGAGCTGCGCGATCTTGCTGTCACCGGGCTTCTCGAAGGCGTCCAGAACACCAGCTGCGACAAGCATACGTCGACGACCATCATCACCAACAAGCGACTTCAGCTCATTGAGAGTAACAGTCTCCACATCGTCAGCCCAGGCCCAGTCCGGATCATTGACGTTGACCATCGCGTTGCCGCGACCAGTAGTGAGGAGACTGGCCACTCGCGAGATTCGGCCCTCGATCCACTCGCGATCCTGTGCAGAAAGTCCCATGTCAGTGTTGTCCTCTCTCTGTCCCATTTCTTCGGAATAAGCATGCAAGAATGCGGCCCACGGGAAATGAAGTCCTGGGTCATGACGTCGACCTGGATCTCGGTCACCATGCGCAAGGAAACCCGGTTGACGAGCTTCCGACTGTGCTCGGCTAATGCGACGCGCAGGAATGATGATTCCTTGGGTAGCCTTTAGCCATCGAGCATAACGTGCGGTACACATAGCAGCCTGTCGAACTGCTCCATCACGCCAAGCGCGGGGAGCCAGAGGCCAGACGTCAGCGCGGGTAGCCACACTCACGCCATAACTATGTGGGTTGCTGCCAGTGCCATCATGGAAAGCTTCGCAGTCGTAGCTAACCAAGTTAATGGCCGAATCACTGTCAGCTAGGTCGTGATAAGACCCGGGATCACTACGGCCTCGGATGAAGTTCGCAACCGCCTCGGCGCCACCATCGAAAGCTACATAATCGGGCGTATTCTCCGCGGTGTGTACAACCACAACACCGGAGGCGTTGGCACGACGAGGCCTTCGAAACTGAGACCGCTTAGGCGGATAGGTATCTAGCCAGCCCATGTTTCTCCCTTCATAGGCAAATATCAGAGCTTCCTTGCCTGGAACATTCCGTAGTCAAACCAACGGCTGTTCCGAATATGAGCACCGATCAAACCACAGTGTCCTGCCTCATCGGGATACAGCGCGTCTGGGGCAGGGTTATTAGCCGCAGCAAAATCGGCAGTAAAGACAGCTCGAGTATCGGCCCAATCTGGCTCTCGAGCATTGTAACGCCAAGCCTTAACCCACAGCTTGCTGCCGATCAGGCGAGACTTCAGCCAGTAAGGCCAATACTTCTGACCGTGAATGCTGCTAGGCGTGATCCAGCCATTCTCATACTTCGACGTAACAGCTGAACCAGCCTCAGCATCCTGCATCTGAACCATGCCCTCGGACACACCAAGAACAGCGGCGGGGGTAGACTGAGCAAAAGTTGAGTCCAAAAGAGGATCAACAGTGACCATGCTACCAACGGCAAGATCATGATTACCGGGAGTCACCTGGAACTCGTTGACTGATCCAATGAAAACGAATCGGTTAGCGCCAGTAATTCGAACTCGGCGACCTAGGAAATCATCATTATAGTTCTTCTGTGCGCCAGCTGGTCCCAGATCTAGACCATCAGCAGGATTCAAAGCCGCCTCAACTGGATCATGATTCCACACATTAGCGTTAATCACGTTAACATCCGACAAGAAAATATTGTTGTTCACCATGATCGCACGGTAAAAGCCATCATCATCATAATAACCCCGGTGGAAATGCCCGCCTTGCGGAAGAGCAGGGTTAGTGCCACTGTTGTTAAAGACGTTACCGCCATAGCAAAGTGTGGTGATCTCAGAGTCCATCCAGACAGTATCGTCTCTAGGATAGACGATTCGCATGCTTCCTTGCGTACCCGTGTTTGTGATGCGGCCTCTGCGACTCACAACAGACAGGGTTTGTGTACCGGGCGTACCCGTGGGTGTATCATCGTTGATCAGAACGGTGTCGAATGGCGTCCAGCCATCAACGTCCCAATCATGAATAACTTCGTCGGGCTTGTGGGCGATGGTGATTTCGCCAGCAGGATCATCATAAGTAATCTCGATCTCCGTGCCCGGCACAAGCGCGGCAGCAACGGCATCGACAGCCTGCTCGGCGGTTAGGCTACCCCCAGGACCAGAAGGGCCGGGAGGACCAGCATTGACAACCGCTACAGTACTACCCATTTCGTTTACCTCGATGATTTGAGTTCGAGCATAGACGGTGACATCACTCATGCCGTCACCGTACCTTGGAAGCTGACCCCGAGAGGCTTATCGAAAACGGCAAAAGGCTCACCGCCCGATACTCGCTTGAGATCCATAAAGCCACTGTCGACAGAGATATCCGCGGTGGCGGCATCGTCTAACGTCAAAGTCAGTTCACCATCGACACCGTCAGTAGTGAAAGCCACACTCCATGTTGCGATTAGCAGGGACGTATGATTTGTGTCTGATCGGATCTCACTCGTAAAGTCATCGCCTGAAATATCGATCCCAAGACGAACCCTAACGATGTTGGTTCGGTTCTTGTGCACGATGATCTTAGTAGACATAGTCATCACCATCCGGGCGGCGCGACATACGAAATTCTTGACGCTCGTTACCGACGCAGAAACACACGACATCGAACGCAACCATGACGGGGGAAGACTTCGAATCCCACGTGCCTTCGGGCCCCACTGTCAAATGCGGCTCGTAATCGAAGTCGCTGGCGTTCCATTCCTTAACTGTGTTCCACATCTTCAGCAAAGCAAGATTGGGATGAAATCTAAGGACATCCACTTTGGGGCTGTCGTCCGTGCCTTCGCCAAACACGTCCTTTGTCAGGGTGCGAAGGGTGATCGGAGTTCCCATCATCGCGATGGCGAAAGCCGCCTTGGCCAGACCGTCCATGTCCGACGGCGAGAGCTCGCTCTTACGTCCCGCATAAACCAAAGTTAGATGAGGAAATTCAATGTTGGCCCAATCCGACATGATCGGAAGAAGAGCCACCATAACCTGATCGTCGCTTTCCATGTAGCTCTCCTTGTAGAACTGACGAATCAGGTATCGATAACGCCCGCGGTGCGAAGCTTTGCGAGAAGGCTGTTCAGCACAGTCCGAGTCGCGAGAGCGTCAACGCGGAGAGCATCGTACTCCGCCTTGGTAGGGGCAGCGCCAGCGGCGACCACGGAAGTGACAGCGCCCACATCCGCCTGAGCAGCTGCTTGAGCGGCGACCGTGCGAGGGGTGCCATCCGCGTTGAACAGAGCGATCTTAGTCGCGGCCTGGTGCCGGTTCAGTTCCGCCTGATCAACGATGACGGCCTGCTCGATGGTCATGAGAATCTCCTTGCTAGTTGGACCCCCGGAGAACCCCCAGGAGGTAAAAACTTCCCCAGAATCTTCCCCCGGAGCTATTTTTGGGA